TTGGAGAAATTAAATTTTGGTCTCTATAATATTCATTGTAAATACATTGATATGCTGCAAACGGTAATGCATTTATATTAGTTAATGTTGAATTGTTTGGGGGTGTTGGAACACCCAAATAATCTGCAGTTTTAGATGCAGTTCCAAATCTATTTGCATATTGTGTTTCAAATGTTTGTGAATTAAAATAGGGTGCTACTATTCCACTGTTCGCATCTGTTATAAACTTTTCCCAATTTGACCATAATATACGATTAGGTACAAAGAAATAGTGCATTGATACGTCCATGCGATGCATTACGGGGGCTGTCATTGGAGCAAATCTTAATAGGCTTTCACAACCTAAGTTGAATTTGTCTCCAGGTACACATTCTAAAGTAAGAATTGGAGTTAAGTTACCCATTTGTGCAGTTAGTTTCACGTCGTGTGATAAATCGAAACTGTTTTTTTTGGGTTTTTTGAGTTGGATTGAAGTGAAGATGTTTTTTTTCATTTTCGTTTTGTTTTTGTGATTGATTTTTTTTAGGTTTTTTCCCCTAGCTAGGGTTAAATACCTTCCCCGAAGGGAAGGTCTAGCTGTGGGTTACTGTTGTACCTCTACAGAGCAGTATTTTTACAATCGTGTTCCTCCGCGAGAGATGTAATATGTTCTACTTACTTTTCTTCTTCTTCCGCGTCCGTAAGATTTTCGTCTCATGTTTTGTGGTTTTAATTGTTAATAATTATCTTGGTAATTTTGATTTTCCCGATTTTCCTGTAACTAAACCGAATAAATCTTGTATAATATCTAAAGTAAGTCCCATTTGTTTTAATTTGAGTACCTCTTCTGCAACATTTTTTTGAACTTCTGTATAATTCTTTTGTGATAATGTTAAACCGGTTCTTGCGTAATATGCTTCTTGTATAAATCCTTCTGTTGCTATCTTTTTGTCTGTTAGTCTTTGTTGAGTTAGCATATTTGAAATTGTTTGTAAAGCTTGAGATTTTTGTGTAACTGTTAAATCTGTTTTTGCTATTAAATTTCTTATTTGTTGCTTTTGTATTGATAATTCTCCGCCTAATAATTTAGACATTCTATCTGTTTCAGTTTGTTTTTTAAACGTATCGGCTTGTAAATTAAGATTTTTATTTTGAATTAAACTTGTTTTCCAAGATTCTTGTCCTACTTTATAATCGAATGTGTCTTGTAGGAGTTTAGTATTAAGGTTTTTGAAGTCCGTTTCTGATAATGTTTTAATTGTATTTGCTTCGATATTTTTAAGTTGAGCCTGTATGAGCAATGGATTTGCGGCACCGCTAACATCAATGTTAGGAGCCATAAAATTAGGGGCTTTGGCTTCTGTTGAACGTATTGCTGGGGCTGTATTGGTTTGTCCATATATTAAATGTGGGCTTAGTCCCGCTTCTTTATAACGTTGCATTTGGGCTGCGGGAGAGTTATATTGATTTTGTTTATTCCAATCTGCAAGTGCATCTTGTCTTTGTGTGTTGTATATATCAAGGTTTGTTTTTTTCTGTGCTCTATTTGTTAACATTGTGCTTAGAGCTGATACGCCTTGTCCTATAAGTGGTAGAAATGCTGCTATTCCCATGTTTTTATTTTTTTAGTGTTTGTTATATACTTGTTTTTTTGTTTTTTTTTATTGTCCCCAACTTTTCCCTTATACATGCTTTATCGTTTGGTCACTCTTTGGGCATCCGCTTCGCTTCTTTCCTTATCGTTCCCTAACTCTTTGGCAAATATAAGGGGTTTTTTGGTTGTTGGTGTCAATTAGCACTAATATATCAAGGAGTATTAGTGCTTTAAGCCAATTCTTGGCTGTTTTGTTCTGCCGCGGCTTCGCCTTGCCTTGCTAAATCAACGTCAGCAGCAAACTGCTTTGTTGATTTCGCGTTGCTTAGTTCTGCCAATTCTTGGCGAACTTGTTCGGCAAATTCTTGCCTTTCAGATAAATCCATTCTTCTAGGGTCAGGAAGGTCGTCGAAATCTTCGCCTTCTTGCCATAATGGAGTTTTTATTCCATCTAATGGTAAACCCTTAGCATAACGCTCTAAAAGCGTTTTAATGCTCAATGTTTGGTCGGGTATTGTCATAGATGGTTCGTTGTTTTCTTCATAGTTACATGGGTGTAATTCTCTGTTGTATTGTGTTTTGCACAATATTGTAACTATTGGTGGTTTTTGTTCTGGAGCAATAAATTGGTCCATGTTTAAAGTGTCCATGTGTTTAAATTTTGTCTGAATAATTAATATTTAATTTTCTGTTACCGTTTAAGTATTGTTCTGTTTTCATTTTCAACCAATTGTCTCCGTATTCCTCGAGTTGCTTCTCGAGTTCTAAAACGGCTTTTTGTTGAAAATAGTATGCTATCTGTTCTTTTTCTTCAAGAGTGTATAACTTTTCTTTAAAATAACGTGGCATTGGTGCTTTTTTACCGTCTTTTAAAGGAATATACACCCTTTCTGAAGGGATTGCTTTATGCCATTCTATCATGGCTTCTGTTAAGTAGTTGTTACCTAATTTTTTAGACATTAACGAGAATTCTTTTTGTCTATCGTCATTTTTATGCATTGGTATCTGAGAAGCTTTAGAAATGTATTTTAAAGTGTATCCTATAGAAGCTTCTGAAACCTCGCCAATGTGTATATTTCCGATAGATTTGTTATTTAATGCCCATGCTCTGTTAACATACTCCGCGTTCGCGTTGAATAAAACTATATGGTAGTGGGGTCTTTTTGTTTTTCCCCCGTATTCCCCACAAGCGTAATATTTTATCGATTTGGCATCTGATACATTTTCGTGGCATTTTCTTAGTCTTTTAAAGAATTTTTGTAAATCGGTTTTAGAAAGATTCATAAAACCATTTTTTGTTATTGGTACGTATTGCGTGTCGTAAGTAAGAGTAACAAAGAGAGCAGAGTTCGACCTCTCGCCCTCTTTGACTAATCTTACACTCCATGCTGATGTTCTCCTTCTCTTACAGTTTAGGCACTTGCTACAAGGTACAAGATGTCCACCGTTTTGTTCTGTAAGTTTAAAAGGATTCATGCAATGAGTTGACATTAAATAGTAGGTGTACCAAATTTTGGCATTGGTCGCAATGCTTGAATTTTATTGTATACATGACAGTATAAAGGGTCTGTACCATCTTCTACAGCAAAAATGCGTGTAGTTGAGGTGGGGTTACATTCGACAAAATCTTGGTTAAGATTTGGTTGATTTTGAAATATTCTACCTAAATGCCAATAATCTAATGTTGTTCTAAAGTCTCCAGCTACGCGACTTGGCATATACTTATATTCTGCATAACGTGGTACGTATCCAAAAGTCTGTTCTTTAGCTGGTGTATAAGCAAATATTTCTTGGTTTTGTACTTCTTGCTCACCTATATTAGCGAATGTAGGCCAAAAGTAGTCTAATGTATCACTTTTAAGGAATGTACGTGGAATGCCTTGTTGGTATGCTGTTGTCGGCATTACAGACATAATTCCGATAATATATCCGTGTTCTTCACAATAGTAAGAACCTGATTTTCCGGTTGAAACGGAAATACCATGTCCCGCCATATTTCCTTGTGGTAGTCCTGTAGTCTGTCCTGTTGTATTTAATACTTCTGAAACAATTACAGGTGTTTTAACTCCGGTAATGTATTCAGGGCGTTGTAATCTTGCGTCTGAAGATTTTACTCCAAAATGAGATAAAATACTTTCTACGTAACGAGTTCCGCCTCTTGCGTTCTTTTCAAGCCATTCTTGAAGTCTGTATGCTCGTCTTAGGTCGTTAATGGTTGTATTTGCTACTGATATGCCGCTTGTATCTGCAAATAATTGTCCCGCATTTACATCTCCTGAAATTTGTGAATTTACTGTGACATTATTTGGGGTGCCTGTTAATTGTGTTCCTGATGTAGAATTTATATATACTCCTGCATCTCCATTAAGTTGTCCTAATGGAATGTCTACGGCTGCACCTTTTTGTGCAAATGGAAGTGCACTTGTAAAATAGTCATGTTCCCAAGCTCTTTTTCTTAAATTACATAATTCTTGTGCTCTTGCATCAGATGTACGATTTTCTCCATCTACTAATTTATAATTTATTGGAGAAATTAAATTTTGGTCTCTATAATATTCATTGTAAATACATTGATATGCTGCAAACGGTAATGCATTTATATTAGTTAATGTTGAATTGTTTGGGGGTGTTGGAACACCCAAATAATCTGC